TCCCGCACCTGTGTGGCTTCCTCAGCCTTGGGGTCTTTCGGGTCGATACCCATCGCAGCACGAACCCGCTTCTGCTCCGTTTCGAGCTGTTGCTGAAGCTGTTGTGCTCGCTGTTCTGCTTCCTGTGCTTTCCTGCTCGTTTCACTCAGACGATGGGGTGGAATCCAATCCGTGCGGTCTTCCTTGAACGAGAAGGTCTTGTCCGCTGGGGTGGTATTCGTTCCGCCCGCTGGTGCGCCCGATCCCGGATTAACCGCTCCGGTTGGCGTCGTGGGTGCGCCTGTGGGTTGTCCGCCATCTGCGCCCGGCGTTGCTTCCGGGGCTCCTGTGACGCCTGCTGGTGGTGCCATATCGTCTCATCCTTCTTTTTACGTGGGCTAGGTCCACGCTGGAGATTGGCTAGTGTGCCGTAGTCTTACGATATTGAGTATGGCACGAGGTTTGCAAAGTGTCAAGATTCGTGCCAATTGGGTTGACTGGCGAGAATTGCACTCGCTTCGGAGAGGTTCACAGCCTCTTGGTATTCTGTGTCACCATCAGTCAAACTTGTGGGCTACGTTCCCTGTCCTGCCTCCCAATTCCGATACGCCAGCTCATAGTCCTTTCCGCACTCGCCAAGTGTCGCGTACACTCGCACGAACGCAAGCAAGGCCACTTTGCGCGGTAGTCGGTATGCCAACCACCACGCGATTTTCTCCGGACGTTCACGAAACCAAAGGCGAACACCAAACCAGAAATATCTCATCGTCTTCTCCTACCGACTCTGTTCCGTCTGAACCCCGCCCGCTTCCTGATTACTGTTCCTCATCGCCATTCCCGCCCCACCTGGCTTGCGCGGCTGTGGACCGCCCGGACCGCCCGGTGGCGGCATGGGCGGCATCTGCGCCTGAACGGCCACGTCGATGTCGTTCAGATGCGCTATCAACAGCGCTTCGAGCTTGGGATTCTCTACCAGTAGCTCTACCACAGCGTCACCATTCGCCCACTTCATGAACTCCTGACGATGAATGGGTGCGTTGTACCACGGCTTCCACGCCAATGGGTTGAACTGATTCGGACTCGGTGGTGGCCCAAACTGCTCCTGCATTTGCGCTGGATCAGGCGGAGGCGCGGGCAACGGCACACCAGTCTTCGGGTCGAGCTGCGGCTCAGGTTCAACCGGGGGCGGCGCCGCAGCCACCTTCTGTTGGTACTGCACTACGGCCTGCTCGGTCTGTTGCAGACTGACCTGCTGTGCCTGTTCATCCCTCGCCCATCCCTCGAACGCTTCCTGCTTCGCCAGCGCACGCTGCATGTGGATGTCGAGCGTCGGTGCGAGCCGCGTCTGTCCGAACTCTTGCAGTACTTTGTACTTCTGGTCAGGGTCGTTCGGGTCCATCCACCCAAGCTGATTCAGATGCTCGATAGACGCCCTCCGACCCAGTGTCGTCTTGGGTGTCTGACTGCCGTCCTCGACAACTACTGAAAAGCTCCCCTGAAGGTCCGCGTTCTTGAAAACCTTCTGCGTCCACTTGCGCGCGGGCGACATGACTTGGACGATGCGCTCCTCGTCGCCAAACTCGCGCTCGATCTCCAGTGCGTACAGATTCCAATCTTTGTACGCATTTCCCCGCGCCTTGAACGCTGACGCAAACCGACTCTGCGCCCTCTCCACAAGCAACTGCATCGCGGCAAACGCATCAACGCCCGCGGGCTTCGTGCCCTTGAGCAGATCAAACGTTCCCATCCGTTCCTCGATGTTCTGCCTCACCTTCTCTTCCAATTGGAATATCGACCCTGGAATATTCGCGCCCTCGATGCGCTCAGGCTTGGCATTACCACCCACGGTCAGCGGATTCCACTTGATAACCAATCCGGGCGCTCCGGTGAACTTCTCGATCTCACTTCCCTTGGGAATCATCCACAGGGGATTGGCGACCCTATTGACAATCATCAACATGAACGACCAGAGCTGATTGAGAATGTTCTGCATGGGAATGGCCGCGTCGAGCGGACTGGTCCCATAGACCCTCCCACCGCGCTGCTCCCACTGCGCGTGCGTGTATGTGAACAGCGCCTCACCCTTAACGGTCTTGTAGGGAAGCGTGCCCGGATATGCCTCACCTTGTTCATCACGCAGGATAATGATGTTGTTCTCGCCAATCCAACGCACGATCAACCCTTGTGGGTACGCATTGCACGGGCGATACGACAACTCGTACTCGACTGTCCCTTCCTCGTCGTTGTCAGCCGTACCACTTCGCACATCCGAACTGCCTACAAACGGCGCGACTCCCAAATCGCTATGATGCGGCAGTGACCGAAACAACTGCATCGAAGTCTCACTTGGCGCCTTCGACCATTTGAACTGTGCAGTCTGTCCTTGCAGCACCGGATGCGACTCGTAGTACTCCTTCCGACGCCAACGCATCCGAACGATATAGGGCACATCGTCGAATCGTGCATAGTTGTTCGGAAAGGCGATCTCGAAGGGACTGAGCGCAATCGTCTTCCCGCGACCCTTCATGTCCTGCTTGGGCGGGACAGGTGCCCCCATCTCGTCTACTGCCGGACCGAACGCATTTGCACCACACTTAGGGCACACACCCCCCGCATCCGCAATCTCGACATCGTCGTACTGATTACCACACTGCACGCACTGCTGCACATTGATCGTGTTGTACCCGTACTTGGCATCCTTCTCGAAGAAGGTGTGCAACCAGAAGTTTCCACACACGATGAACCAGTAGTCTGCTTCGTTCATCACACTCGGCATATCGTGGTCGATATGCAGAATGGGCGAGTAGTCGTCACAGACGGCTGCCACGGCGATGTTCTTCGCGTCACCACCATTTGGCCGCACAGTCACATCCAGCTCGACGTTCTCGAACATGGCGCGCAATGCCTGTACCCCATCCGCAAGCATGTTGACGACCGGCTTTGGAATCCACTTTGCCAACTTGACATCGAGCCACTGATTCTGCTGACGAACATAGGTAATCCAGTGACGATTGGCGACATAGTGGATATTACGCATCCATGTGCGCTCCCATACCCACCGCTTGTCAAAGGCCTCCTTCTTGCAGGCCTTTGCCAACTTGATCAGCGAGGCATCGTCCATACCCTCCGCAGGCTGGACTTCGCTCTTGTTCGTTGGCGCGGTGCGTTCGAGAAACATCTTCGCTATGTTCGCCGCCATGTTGGGTATCACACCTGTCGCCATGTGCCTACTCGCTCTCGTCAATGACGCGCTGGATAAGTGTCTTCCACCCATCGCTACGCACATGGGCTTTGATCTCGCCCTTGGTGATTACTCTGCTGCGTGCTGATGTCCCATCGCCGACGAGCACTTCGTACCCATAGTCAGACACGGGCGCCAGCTCTGAGATATTCTGCACGACTACAATGAGTGCCATATGTCGGCTCCTATCCCTAATTGTTCGCGCGCTGAGGCAGGGCACTATAGTCAGCCGCCAATTCCTGCGCCGGATTGAAGTCGTCTGGTGCATCGCTGCCAATAATCGACAGGTCGGGCAGCGCGGCGTAGTTAAGCATATCTGACGGATTCTCGGTAACAGGCGTGAACTCCGGAATAGGAATCTTCACGCCAATCGCCGCCTGAATCAACTGCTGGCGTTCCTTCTCGACGGCATTCAGACGCAGCTTGAACCAGTCGAGATCGGCGCGGAGGCGCGTGTTCTCGATTTCAAGCCGTTTGCCCTCGCCCGAGTACTTGCTCGCGAGCACAGCCCACTCCTGTACTCGATCTTCAAGTTTGTTCAGATGTTTTTCGACCGATTTCGTTAACCACATGTGTCGTTCCTCCTACATTCCTACGCCGAAAATGTCCGTTGACTCGTCCGATCCACCCTCGTGCTGAAAGAAGTCGCCCATCGGATAGTCCCGATCCGCAGGTGTCAGCACATCCTCACCGTGTCGCTTCCGCTTGTTGATCTCCGCCAGAATCTCCAACTCGCGCCGCGTCTTGTCGTCGAATGCCGCCAATCTCGCCACTTCTGCGACGCTCAGCGCCGGCCCATCCACCTTCGGTAGCTCAGGGAACGTCATGAGCGCGTATCTGACCGCATCACACAGCTCATCCCGCAGCTTGAAGACATCTTCCTTCGGTCTCTTCTCGCCCGTGCTCGGCTTGGTGTTATCCTTCCGCCGATACGCCTTCATCTGCTCGAAGGTGCGCCGCGCAGTATAGGCAAACTTGAGCTGCTCCGTCACGAGCCAACTCTGCGTGCGCTGAATCCCCGTCTCCTGATCGCTCTCAGCCTTGATGACGCCCGTACCCTTCAGCCCCCACTCCAGCCGCAGGTTCAGTGCGTTCTTGTTGGCACTGTAGGCTCGCTCCATGAACCGATGCAGTCCAAGTTTGATGTGAATGTCGTCGTGGGCCAGGCTAGTGGCTTTCATTCGTTCGAGATAGTCAGCCACCACAACGAGTCCGAATTCGGATACAACGATAAGCACGGCGCCGAATGGGTGATCAGCACCTTCGTCAAGCCCGACCAGTACCTTTCGTGAAGGTGATATGTTGGGCCACTCGGGAATGTAACGACGCACGGCATCGTCATCCGCCAAGTAGTTTCGTTCAACATATTGCCCATAGATGAGTCCCTGTGCATTTTCCCGCCCTCCCTCATACTCCTGCGCGAAGAACTCCGGCGTCATGGACTTCCGCGCCTGCTCAATCTTCAGCCGCATGATGGGATTGGTGCGAAACAGCGGATTATCCAGCGTGCGCCACTTCGCTGCCCAATAACCAGGCTCGTGATAGACCAATGCTTTACGCTCGATCAGTTCGTACGTCCAATCGAAACCCAGCGCAGTAGTCGATGCAATAGCAATCCCACCACTCTTGATCAGCATGGGTGTCGCGACGTGCCACGCACGCTCTGGACTCTGCGCCGCCTCATCGAACCAATATCCCGCAACCCCATGCGGCCCTCGGGCTCGCTCCGGGTCTTCCAGCGAGCGAAACGCGACCATTGAGTCATTATGGAGTGTAATCTCCTGCTTATCCGCATCCCAACGCTTGATCCACTGCGGATACAGCAGGCCGCTCAGTGTCGGAAAGGTCGAATCCCACAGCATCTTGTAGGTCGGCCCCAGCACCCACCACTGGGCACCCGGAATCATCAGTTCCTCGCGCACTGCGTGGGCGCCAATGAGCGTCTTCCCGCCGCCTCGACCCGCTAGCAGACTGAATGTGTTGAAACACCGTGGCGCCGTCAGGTTCCCCCACCGCCCATCGTGATTCTTCTGACACTTGGGACAGGTAAACCGCCCCATCTCGTCCATCGAGTTGATAGTGCGGCAATTCAGACAGAATCGCTGCCGCCTCGCGCGTGTAAATCGCTGCTGGTACTCCTGGTACAGCAGGGATTCGCCCAACAGTGATCCACAACCGGGCGGCAACCGAACAGACGCCAACTTATCCCCGCGCCCCGATGGCACTCGTCGGCGGCTTCAGCCGTTTCTGCTCTTTCTCGGAGCCATACTGACCCGACAAGAAACGCTTCATGGACTCCATTGCACCACTAGCAGGCTTAGACTTGCGCTCGGGCAAGTTCTCCGGCGTGCTGTACTCGTCAGACCATCGCTTCGCGATATCAGGGTGCTTGGCGAACATGAATCGTCGCTGTGCTGCCGACTTGAATGGCACTACTCACATCCCCCGTGTTGCATCGCCTTGAGCGCCGCCAACAGCTTCGGATCGACACGCAGCCCATTGAACACAGTCGTGCGCTCAGGCAGGCTGTGTCCCTCGACAGACTTGCGATACGCCTCTGCGTGCTCAGGAAACTCGCGGCACAGCTTCTCCAGTTGTGCGCGACTGACAATCTTCATGACGGAAACAGCCTCAGTGCCACGCCCTCGTTACCAATGACAACCTGTCCAAGCCCACTAATATCAAATGAGCCCCAATCGGCTATCTCACAGAAAATGCCGTCCATTGGGCTCGTCGATGGAATGCAGTCGATAGGCGCGGGAATGAACTCACGAGGCGCACGCGGTTTTGGCATCTCTGCCTTCAACGACCTATCCCCCAGATGCTTCCTGACCAACGGATCTCTGCCTGTGTTGTCCTGTTCGTACATACTCGCTCCAGACTACGCTCCCTCAACCACTTGCCCTTCCACAAATGCCGCCACACCGCCCACATTTGCCTCCACAACCACTTGGTCACTAGCGCCGACCGGCGGCATGACTACTTGGATTGCGACGATGGGAAGTGCTTGCGTGTCTTGTCCATCCGATTTCTCGTGATTCTTGAAGATACCTCGACCTTTGGCTGCCGAGATGGTCATCTCATGTGTCTGCCAATTGGTCATGGTGCCGTCGAGACTGCGATTGATATTCCGCACAACCTTCCGGTCTACCTCCAGCGACAGTTCCGCCTCCAGGTCTACCGGCTCACCTTCGGCGTCGAGCCACCCGTTCTTGTGCCCGAGGTAGACATACTGCTTAACGGTCTGACTGGTCGTTCCGAGCTTCTTGGCGATGTAGGCATCATCCCGCCCTGCCGTACGCATGACCACAATCTTTTCACACAACTTACGGGCTTTGCTGTCGGGTGGGCGATACCAATAAGGCTTCTCCGGTAGTGGCGGTGCAGTAGCGACAAGAGCACCCGCTGGCGTTGGTACGTCTTGTGCATGACCGTCCTCAGACAACAGTGAGGAGGACACGGCTGTAACCGCTGTAGTCGGAGCAATTGGAGTGTCAGAGGAGGAGCTGACGGACGCCTGCGAGGACTCCGGGCTGCCCGGCTCTGCTGGCGTCTTCCACTGCCGTTTCGATTTGTGCGATTTCCGTGTAGACACGTCCCGTGTCCTCCTCGACACTGAGTATGGCACAATTGGCATGAATTTTGCAACCTAAGGCGGGTAATGTCCGATATCGAGTACACTCTCACGCCTCGCACCAAGCGCGTCGTCTTCGAGCACCGTAAGGGGGCCTATGCTGGCCTGCGGCAGATCGTGGGCACGACTGACGACTTCGGCGGACAACCCGCGCCTGCACAGTCCGAGCGGTTCGAGGCCATTCCTGACCATCGCTGGGCGGTTGCCAGTCTCGTGTCGGCACACCGAACGCACCTGCTCTATGTGGAGATCGTGTGAGATCGCCTCTCTGGCGCATCTTTCGTTGCGCGGCCTGCGGGCGTGTGATCTTTAACTGCAAGCCCATACGGCTCGATCCCGATGCCACACCCACTTACGAGGACATCTACGCATGCGCGGTCTGCTCGCACGCATCTTCCGCACAGCCCCGCTCTGCACCCTCCACGACGTGATCGAAGGCGGCTGGGGCGGTCAGCCGCGCGTCTACCCGTATCGCTGCTACCGCTGCGGTCGGTGCTTCGTCTGTGCCCATACCCAGTCTGGGCAGCATCCTACCCAACAGTGGATCTGCCACGACGACGGCATAGTTCCCGCTACACCCTCGCCCGGCGTCCTCGTCGATAGCCCACCACTCCGCCCTTAGCTGCGAGGGTTCTTACCCGAGCAGCGCACTCACCACCTTCACCTGCCCTGCGCTCGCCCACACCACATCTTCGCCACCGCACATCTGTCCGACCACATCGGACACTCCATAGACCTCGAAGGCCAATTTTCTTGATATTTTTGTGAGGGGACTGCACCCTCCCCTCCACCCCTCCCACCGCTGCGGGCCTCCCCCAGGGGGTGGGCGGGTTGGTGCGGCCTGGTGCGCTCGACGGTTGTGCAGCTTCGCGCCAGCACTGCGCCCATAGAGATAGCCGCGGCCTGTGATACGCGCAACAATACATGGTGCGCACCCCCACTATGTAGACAGCCTACCCC